CGCCGCCGGCGGAATTGCAGGGCATGGACCTGAACGTGGAATTCGTGTCGATGCTGGCCCAAGCGCAGCGTGCCATCGGCACCAACGCCGTTGATCGGTTCGTTGGCAACCTTGGCGCTATCGCGCAGATGAAGCCTGACATCCTTGACAAGTTCGACAGCGACCAGTGGGCCGACATCTACGCGGACATGCTCGGCGTCGATCCGTCGCTCATCATCGCAGACAAGGACGTTGCAATGGTGCGCGGTGCCCGCAACCAAGCAATGGCTGCCAAGGAGCAAATGGCGGTGATGAATCAGCAGTCGCAGACGGCCAAGAACTTGGCGCAGTCTCCGACCGGACCAGGCCAGCAGAATGGCCTGACCGATGTGATGAACATGTTCTCTGGGTACGGTTCACCATCTGCATTGGAGCTTTGAAATGGCAATGATCAGCATGAAACTTGAGAAGAACGGCGAATCCGAAGAACTGTATCCAGAGGATCTCGTCATTGAACTGGGCATTGAGCAACTCAAGAAACTGGGCCTCACGGCAGGAATGCGACTCGGGTCGACCGTTACGATCACTGCACGCGCTTATGTGGCCGAAACCAGTACGACGATGGTCGAGGGCGGAATGGAGCCAAGCATTGAATTGCAGATCACGGATCTTGAGATTGGCCAGGCCGGAAGAATGGATGCTGCGGCAACCATGCTCTACGGTGGATGACGGTGCCCGTAGGAAATCAGAAACTTCCTAGAGTCCCGCCGTGAGCAACTATGACCCGCTTGACCTTCGCGGTCAGGATCGCAGCAAAGCCGAGCGCGAACTGCGAGACAGACTGGCGAGGGAGAATGAAGAGTCGGACATCAAATGGCTCATGGGCAACAAGCGTGGCCGCCGAGTTCTGTGGCGGCTACTGGATCAGGCAGGCGTGTTCCGTTCGTCGTTCAATACCAACGCGATGGCAATGGCCTTCGCCGAGGGAAATCGAAACTACGGACTTCGCATGCTGGCCCTGATCCACTCGCAGTGCCCGGAACTGTATCCAACCATGATGAAGGAGAATGCATCGCATGAGCGAAACAACGATGATGGAAGCCGCAACACCCAATAACGGCGCGCCAGCATCTTCGTCACCCGACAAGACCGCTGCGACGGCAGAGGTTCTTTACGGGAATGGGCAGAAGGCAACGGAGTCAAAGGCTCCACCAGCCGCCGAGCCGGCCAAGGTGGAAGCGCCCGTTGGCGACAAGACGGAGGCCGAGGCTGCAAAGCCAGCCGGCTCTCCTGAAAAGTACGAGTTCAAGGCGCCAGAAGGCCGCGAGTTCGACTCGGAAGTCATTACGAACTTCACCGAGGTCGCCAAGGAGCTGAACCTGACAAACGATGCCGCGCAGAAGATTCTCGACAAGATGGGACCAACCCTCGCATCTCGTCAAGAATCGCAGGTCAAGGCACTTCGGCAGGAGTGGGTCGCATCGGCCAAGGCTGATTCGGAGTTTGGCGGCGAGAAGTTGGCCTCCAATCTTGCTACTGCAAAGAAGGCTCTTGACACGTTTGGTTCCACCGAACTTCGCACGCTGCTCAACACGTCTGGTCTGGGCGATCACCCGGAGTTGATCCGGTTCATGTACCGCGCAGGCAAAGCAATTAGTGAGGATTCGTTCGTCGGAGGCGCACCGGCCACTGGAAAGTCCAAGGGTCCGATGACGTTTGATGACGCAGCGAATGCTCTGTACCCCAGCACTTCGTAACCAAGAAAGAAACCAACAATGGCAACTCTGACTTCAACCAACTTGACGCTGGCCGATTGGGCCAAGCGAACCGATCCCGAGGGCCGCGTGCCGGTCATCGCGGAACTGCTGTCCCAGAGCAATGAGATTCTTGAGGATTGCGTGTTCAAGGAGGGCAATCTGCCCACCGGCGAGCGCGTCGTGATCCGCACTGGTCTGCCCACCGTCTACTGGCGTGCGCTGAACCAGGGCATTCCGAACAGCAAGTCCACGACCGCGCAGGTCGATGAAGCTTGCGGCATCCTTGAGGCCCGCAGCGAAGTGGACAAGGATCTGGCAATGCTGAACGGTAACACCGCGCAGTTCCGCCTGTCCGAGGACAATGCGTTCCTTGAGTCCATGAACCAGACAATGGCGACCACGCTGTTCTATGGCAACCCCGGCACCGATCCCAAGCAGTTCCTCGGCCTTGCGCCGCGTTACTCGTCGCTGACTGGTAGCAACAACAGCACCAACGTCATCAACTCGCTGACCTCCGGCTCGTACTCTGCGACGGCGAACACCTCGGTGTATCTCGTCGTGTGGGGCGATCAGTCCGTCTACTGCCCGTTCCCGAAGGGCAGCACCGCCGGCCTGATGCACGAAGATCTTGGTGAGCAGACCGTGTACAACAGCGACAACACCCGCCTTCAGGCCTACGCCACTCGTTACCAGTGGAAGAACGGCCTGGTGGTCAAGGATTGGCGCTACGTTGTCCGCATCTGCAACATCAACACCACGGACCTTCTTGCCCAGACCAACGGCCAGGCTGCGAGCGCAAGCGCAAACCTGATTCGTGCGATGACCCGTGCCCTGTACCGCATCCCGAACATGGCGATGGGCCGTGCTGCGTTCTACATGAACCGGACCGTCCACAGCGGCCTGTCCGTGATGGCTCTGGACAAGTCGCAGTACGCGCTGTCCGTGCAGCAGGGACTGACGCAGTTCGGTACTCCCAACAGCTGGCTTTCGTTCCTCGGCGTTCCGTGCCGCCGAGTCGATGCCATCGTCAACACTGAAGCCCAGGTCTCCTAATAGGGACCGGAAAGAAAGGACACACAAATGATTGTTGACCAGAACCTTCGCGTTTCGACGGCACAGGCCGTCACCACTACTGCCGTCAGCACCGACAAGATCGACCTGCTTCAGGCTCGTGAAATCGGTGAGGGCGCGGATCTGTTCTTCGTGTTCACCGTTGGCACCGCCTTCTCGGGCGGCACCAGCATCACGTTCCAGGTTGTGACCGATGACAACGCCTCGCTTTCTAGCACGACCGTGATTGCCGCTACAGGTGCAATCCTCACGGCAAGCCTGACTGCCGGCGCGCAGTTCACCGTTCCCATTCCTCCGCAGATCGCAAGCCTGGGCGAGCGATACCTCGGAGCGCAGTACACCGTCAGCGGCACCTACAGCGCCGGCACGGTCACTGCGGACGTGGTTCACAACATCCAGGACGGCAAGAAGTTCTACCCGTCTGGCTTCACGGTCGCCTGATAGGAGTTCATCATGGCAACCGTCAAGGCCAAGGTTGACTGCTTCATCGACAACGGATACCGCAATGCTGGAACCATGTTCCAGTATGACGGCCCGCGACTGGATGAACTGCTTGAGTACGCGGACGAACCGCGCACCAAGCTGCGACTTGCGGAGGTGGAGTCGGATTCGGTCGAGGCAGATGTTGCGCCTCGCCGCCGTCCGGGCCGTCCTCGCAAGGAGGCAAACCCCTCTGGCGATGAGTGATGAGATGAGGTACTAGTGCATGAACGGAGGAGAGCCGTTGGGAAACCTCGGCTCTCCTCCATCACTAGGAGGCAGGCATGGCATCGGAAGTCGAAATCTGCAACCTCGCGCTTGCGCACCTTGGCGATGAGGCAACCGTAGCGAGCATCGACCCGCCGGAAGGGTCAGCGCAGGCGGAGCATTGCGCTCGGTTCTACCCGATTGCGCGTGACAGCCTGCTGCAAATGCACATGTGGAACTTCGCGTCCCGCCGCGTGTCGCTGGCAGCGGTCACGATGCCATACACAATGTGGCAGTACGCATACGCATGCCCTGGCGACATGATGGTTGCCTTGTCCGTGCTGCCGCCAGAGGCGGAGAACGACTACGCGGTGCGCGCATATCCCGCCGACCGCTACGGGTTTGGAGCTACGAATCCACCCATCACCAACGCTGGTGTCTATGTGCCGCAGGAGTATCAGATTGAGACGGATACCGCTGGCAACAAGGTCATCTACACGAACCAAGAGAACGCTCTGCTTCGCTATCAGGCGCTCGTGACTGATCCGACCAAGTTTGACCCGCTGTTTGTCATGGCGCTGTCATGGCATCTTGCCGGCATGCTGGCAGGCCCCGTCATCAAGGGCGGTGAGGGAGCGGCAGAGGGCAAGCGTTGTGCGCAAATGATGCTTGCTTACTTGCAGCAGGCCCGCGCATCCGACGCCAACCAGCGTAACGTGAAGCCGGAACACATCACGACTTGGATGAGCGGGCGGTAAATCATGGCATCCACCCGTATCTACTTCCGTTCGTTTGCGGGCGGCGAGATGTCGCCAGAGATGTTTGGTCGCGTCGATGACGTGAAGTACCAAACTGGCGCAGCAAGGATGCGGAACTTCATTGCCATGCCGCAGGGGCCGGCGGAAAACCGTCCAGGCACGAAGTTCGTGCGCGAGGTCAAGGACAGCACCAAGCGCACTAGGCTGATCCCGTTCACGTACAGCACGACGCAGACGATGGCAATTGAGTTGGGTGCTGGCTATACGCGCTTCCATACACAGGGAGCGACGCTGACGCCAGGTTCTCCATCCGCTTACGTCGCCGGAGGAACGGCTGTCACAGTAACGCAATCGGCGCAGTCGGCCGTGACGATACTGCAATCGAAGTCTGCCACTGTCACGATCACAATTGCTTCGCCAGCGCAGATCAATTGGACTGGACACGGATTGTCGAACGGCACAATCGTCACATTTACAACCACCGACGCGCTTCCGAACGGAATTGACGTTGGAACGGAATACTTTGTCGTTGGTGCGGCTGCCAACCATTTCAATGTTGCGCTAACGAGCGGTGGTACTGCCATCGACACAACGGGAACGCAATCCGGAACGCATACAGCAAGCACCGGAACGCAGGTTACTTGGACGTCGCACGGACTATCGGATGGACAAGAGGTGCTATTTAGCAGCTCTGGAAGCCTGCCATCAGGTCTTACGCAAAACACTTCATACTATGTCCGCAACGCTGCAACGAATACATTTCTGATCGCTAGCAGCATTGGCGGCCCGCTGGTTTTGACAAAAACGGGCGGCAGTGGAACGCAGACAGCAAGTACGCCAGCGATTATCAATTGGACGTCGCACGGCCTTGCAAATGGAACTGCAATTGGATTCACGACAACCGGCACGCTTCCAACAGGAATGCTGCCTGACACCGTGTACTACGTGAAAAACGCAGCCGCGAGTACCTTCCAAATTTCTCTTGCGAGCGGCGGTACGCCAGTAATCACCACGACTGCTGGAAGCGGAACGCATACGGCATCAATCCCATACAACGTTGGCGCGCTCGTATCGCAAGGCGGAACAAATTACTACTGCATTGCCACGGCGATCAACAAGACGCCGCCGAATGCGACGTATTGGTATCCGTTGCCGTCCGGCGTGTATGAGATTCCGAATCCGTATTCCGAGGCGGACCTGTTCGACATCCACTATGTCCAAAGCGCGGACGTTCTGACGCTGGTGCATCCAAACTATGCGCCACGCGAACTACGACGAAGCGGTGCGACAACGTGGGTGCTGTCAACTATCAACTTTGCCGCGCCGCTATCTCCACCAGACGGATTGACCGCAATCAAGACCGGAACTGGAACTGGATACGTTTATCAGTATGTGGTCACGGCTGTCGATGCGGACTTGATTAGTGAGTCGGCTCAAAGTTCCTCTGTCAGCGTCAATCTTGATTTTGGAATCGCTGGAAGCTATGTGACCATCAGTTGGACATCGGTTCCTGGCGCATCCAGATATCGCGTGTACAAGTTGCAGGGCGGCCTGTACGGATTCATTGGCGACACCGCCAGCACGTCGATCATTGATGACAACATCGCGGCAGACACGGGCATTACGCCGCCGGTGTATGACACTGTGTTCAACAGCGCAAACAACTATCCAGGCGCAGTATCTTACTTCGAGCAGCGCCGCATCTTTGCTGGCACGAACAACGCGCCGCAGACGATGCTGATGACTCGGAGCGGGACCGAAAGCGACATGTCGTATTCGATTCCGACCGAGGACACGGATCGAATCAAGTTTCGTGTTGCAGCTCGAGAGGCAAACACGATCAGGCACATCGTTCCCCTGACGCAGTTGCTCGCACTCACTAGCGCCGCCGAATGGCGAATCAGTCCGGTGAACAGCGATGTCATCACTCCGACCACGATTTCCGTGCGCCCGCAGTCCTACATCGGTGCGAGCAATGTGCAGCCGTCCATCGTGAACAACACGGTGATCTACTGCGCGGCCCGTGGCGGCCACGTGCGGGAACTCGGCTACTCCTGGCAGGCGAGCGGATTCGTGACGGGCGATCTGTCGCTTCGCGCTCCGCACCTGTTCGATACCTACAACATCGTTGACATGTGCTACAGCAAGTCGCCGCATCCGCTGTTGTGGTTTGTGAGCGACAATGGCCGGCTGCTCGGGATGACGTATGTGCCGGAGCAGCAGGTCAACGCATGGCACTGGCATGACACGGATGGATCATTTGAGTCATGCACGGCCGTTGCGGAAGGTAACGAGGATGCCGTATACGTCATCGTCAAGCGGACGATTGGCGGCAACACGAAGCGGTATATCGAACGATTTGCGACCCGCGAGGTGACGGACCTTGAGGACTGTTTCTTCGTGGATAGCGGGCTGTCGTACAACGGAACCAACACGACGGCCGTGACGATGACCGTGACGGGCGGAACGACTTGGGGGCCTGCAGATACTCTGACGATCACGTCGAGCGCCAGCACGTTCATTGCCGGCGATGTCGGCGATGTCATTGTGCTGACGGACGCGAGCGGAAACAAGTATCGCCTGACGATCACCGCGTACACCAGCGGAACTGTGGTGTCTGCTCGCACGGACATTACGCTGCCTGTTGCACTGCGCGGCGTGGCGACCACGGTCTGGGCTTGGGCGCGGGATACCGTCAGTGGGTTGTCTCACCTCAATGGCAAGACCGTTAGCATTCTGGCGGATGGTGCCGTGATGCCGCAGGAGGTCGTGACGGCGGGAAGCGTGACGATTGACCGTCCAGCGACTGTGATTCATGTCGGACTGCCGTATGAAAGCGATCTGCAAACCATGCCCATTTCGCTCAATGTCGATGGCGCTGGTCAGGGTCGGTATAAGAACGTCAACAAGGCATGGATCAGCGTGTATCGCTCCAGCGGCGTCTTTGTCGGACCAAGCACCGACAAGCTGACGGAGGCGAAGCAGCGCACCACGGAGCCATACGGAACGCCGCCGTCGC